GTCGTACCTGACATTGCTGAGCTGTTCGAGGAGGCCTTTGAGCGGGCCGGTCTCGAGATGCACACGGGCTACGACATGCGCACGGCGCGGCGCAGCCTCAACCTGCTGACGCTTGAGTGGCAGAATCGTGGCTTGAACCTGTTTACCGTGGCTTCGGGCACGATCACCATCGTCGAGGGGCAGGCCACCTATGACGCACCGTCTGACACGATCGACATTATCGAGCACCAGCTGCGGACCGGAACGGGCACAAGCCAGACCGACACCGCGCTGGAGCGCATCAGTGTCTCCACCTATGCCGCGCAGACCAACAAGGCGCTGACCGGGCGGCCTACGCAAATCTATATCGACCGGGGCCTTACAACCAAGGTCACGCTCTGGCCGGTTCCTGACGGCACGCAGGCTTACGAGCTGTTCTTCTACCGCTTGCGCGGCATTGACGGGCTCGCGTCTGGCGCCAGCGGTAGCGCTGCGATACCGAGCCGGTTCATCCCTGCGCTGGTGGCAGGTCTTGCGTTTGAGATTGCGTCAAAGAAGCCAGAGGCGGCCAGCCGGGCACTTGTGCTCAAGCAGCTTTACGAAGAGCAGTTCCAACGTGCCGCTGACGAGGACCGAGACAAGTCCTCAACATTCTTTGCACCGTTCTATCCGGGGGGTTTCTAATGCCTCAGTTCGCACGTGGTAGTAAAGCACTCGGTATTTGCGACCGCACAGGGTTTGTCTACAAGCTCAAGGATCTGGTCTACGAGACCAAGAACGGTACGCGCACGGGCTTTCGCGTGGGCAAGGACGTCGCCGATGGTGACCACCCTCAGAACTTTTTAGGCCGCCTGCGCATTAACGACCCTCAGTCGTTGCGCGAGCCTCGCCCGGACGTAAACCGTCTGGAGTCGGTTGGCCTGTTCGGCTGGCGCCCAGTGGGGCACCCAGAAGTCAAACTCACCGGTGCCGTTGGCACCGTCACCGTCGTCATAGGAGACTGATATGGCCGAAAAGAAAAAAGCCAAGCGTGCTAACCCCGTGGATCGGTCCTATCGACCGGTGGCGCGACCCAACCGCACCATTGATCTGACACCCAACGCCGAAGAAGGTGATCAGGTGTTTATCGGCAAGAAGAAGCCGAAGAAAATGGCGGCCGGCGGCATGGCCCGCGGCATGGGCGCTGCCACACGCGGTGGCAAGTTCACAAAGAACGGATAAGCCATGAACTATGCGGAGCTGAAGCAGGCTGTCATTGATTACACGGAGAATGACGAAAGCAGTTTCGTCACCAATATCCCGTTTTTCATCCGGCAAGCCGAAGAGCGCATCTTAAAACAGGTGCAGCTGAGCCTGTTCCGCAAAAACGCCACAGCGTTTACGGACGACGGAAACCCTTATTTGGCGGTCCCGCCAGACTTTTTGGCGCCGTACTCGCTGAGTTTCCGCACAGGTGTAAACGGCGCGAAGGAGTTCTTGGACTTCAAAGACACTTCGCTCTTGCAAGAATACACGCCCGCACAGTCGACGACCGGTGAGCCCCGGTACTATGGTCAGTTTGACGTGGAGTATTTTTTGCTCGCTCCCACGCCCGATGCGATCTACACAATGGAGCTGCATTACCTGTACCGGCCGCAGAGCATCACGGAGCTTGCCGACTCGGGCACGACGTGGTTGAGCACAAATGCGCCCATGGCCATGCTGTACGGATCTCTGATCGAGGCTTACATCTACATGAAGGGTGAGGCCGACGTGCTTGATATGTATGAAAAGCGCCTGCAGGAGTCCGTTGCGGGCATCAAGATACTGGGCGAGGCCAAGGAAAATACTGACCAGTATCGCACAGGTCAGTTGCGCAGGGCGAAGCAATGAGTTTGGGTTTCATGGACATCGGCGCCGTGGGGGTTCGAACAACCAGCGGCCGCGGATTTAGCACTGAGGAGCTTGCGCAGCAGGCGGCCCAGAAGATTGTCAGCGTTTCGGAAACCGCGCACCCCGCACTGCGGGAGCAAGCCGTGGCGTTCCAAAAGCAGATTGCTGTTGTCGTAGAGCAGTATATGAAACAAACGGTTCGCAGTGACCGCACAACAGTGTATAATGCGCTGACGGACGCAGGCCATCCTGAACTGGCCGAACTCATAAGGGGACTGTGAGGTGGACTATGTTGCTGTCTATGACGAACTGATCGAGCGCGCTCGCGACCGCTCTCGCCAAGGCTACATGGAGCACTCTAAGAAAAAAATGTCGGCTTCTGCGAAGGCTCGTGGTAGTGTGTCTCCAGACACGGAGTTTAAGCCCGGCCACAGGACGTGGAACAAAGGTCTTCCGACCGAGGAGTCCCACAGGTACGGGAAAAAACACTCCCCTGAAACTATTGCCCGCATGCGGGCGGTACAACAGGAAAATTGCGAGGCGCAGTCTGAGCGCATGAAACTGTGGTGGCAAGAAAGAAAAGCCGCCGCCCTAACTGATGGAGGCTCCCCGTGAGTTTTTCTGGAAATTTCCTTTGCACATCCTTCAAGCAGGAAATCCTGCAAGCTGTGCACAACTTCACGACATCGACCGGCGACACCTTTAAGCTGGCGCTGTACACGAACAGTGCTTCGTTTACGGCTGCGACCACGGCCTACACGGCCACGAACGAGGTTGCGAACTCCGGCTCTTACGCTGCGGGCGGCGGTGCGTTGACCAACGTCACGCCCACGACGAGCGGCACCACGGCGTTCACGGACTTCGATGACCTGACCTTTACCTCGGCCACGATCACGGCGCGCGGCGCGTTGATTTACAACGACACCGCTGCTGGCGATCCAACCGTCGCTGTGCTGGACTTTGGTGCCGACAAGACGTCGACCGCCGGTGACTTCCAGATTGTCATGCCTACCGCTGATGCTTCGACGGCGATCATTCGCATAGCTTGAAGCACGCGGGGTGATCGGAATCCCTGATCCTGCTTAAAGGTTAACTAAACAATGGTCACTCTCGTAAATAGAGCAAAAGTATCCACTGCTACAACTGGCACTGGCACAATCACGCTTGGCTCTGCTGAGAGTGGCTACCAGACCTTTGCTGATGCTGGCGTGGTTGACGCTGATGTGGTTCGCTACGTCATTGAAGATGGCACAGCTTGGGAGATTGGTTCGGGCACCTACACGGCCTCTGGGACTACGTTGTCACGCACGGTGCTTGAGAGTTCCAACGCTGACGCAGCTATCAACCTGTCAGGTACTGCTGTGGTGTATGTGTCGGTAGCGGCTGAAGACCTTGCAGCTATCCAGACGCAGTTGGGTACCAAAGCTCCGCTGGCAAGCCCCACGTTCACTGGCACGGTCAACGCCACGACTGTAGACACCACCAACCTTGAGGTCACGAACATCAAGGCCAAGGACGGCACGGCGTCTGCCACGATTGCCAACAGCACTGGCGTGCTGACGGTGGCCTCGTCTGTTTTGACCACAACCGACATCAACGGCGGCACGATCGACGGCGCGACCATCGGCGGAGCGAGTGCTGCGGCTGGCACGTTCACGAACCTCGAGGCCAACGGCACGATCAAGCTGGACGGGAATTATCCTGTTGGCACGTTGAACGTGGCATTAGGTGCTTTTTCTCTTATTGGAAACACCACGGGCTGCAACAACACAGCCTCGGGGTCCAGCGCCCTTCGCTGCAACACCACGGGCACCAACAACACCGCCTCGGGGTCCAGCGCCCTCTTCAGCAACACCACGGGCTGCAACAACACCGCCTCCGGCCTCAACGCCCTCTGCAGCAACACCACGGGCACCCTCAACACAGCCTCGGGGTCCAGCGCCCTTCGCTGCAACACCACGGGCAGCCTCAACACCGCCTCCGGCTTCAGCGCCCTCTTCAGCAACACCACGGGCTGCAACAACACCGCCTCCGGCTTCAGCGCCCTCTTCAGCAACACCACGGGCTGCAACAACACAGCCTCCGGCCTCAACGCCCTTCGCAGCAACACCACGGGCGGCAACAACATCGGCATCGGCGTTAACGCAGGCCGCACTGGTGCTACCCCCGCGGGCATCTGCAACATCACCACCGAGAGCGACTACATCGTCATGGGCAACGACGCCCATACCTGCGCTCTCATCAAGGTGGCGTGGACCGCGACATCTGACTGCCGGGACAAGACCTGCTTCAAGCCGCTCGATCACGGGCTGGACTTTGTGCGCGCCCTCAAGCCCACCGAGT